TTAAGTGCGGTCAGGGTCACGACGCCTCCGGCCGCCGCGCTGGTCACCGGCAGATCATCATCGGCATTGATGGCGGTGTTGACGTTGCCACCGATGATCGCGGCGGTATCGCCCGTGCTGACGCCAACCTGGACGCGCTGCCCGCCAATGTAGAGGTTGAGCGTGCCATAGGCGGTCGCGGTGCCGGTGATGGTGATGGTTCCGGTTGCGGCCGCGCCAGCGGGGGCGTCCACGAGCGGGAGCAACCATAGGTCGGCGAACGGATCGCGTTGCAGGTAGCGTTCCGCCATCGCCGCGAGGATCGATCCCCGACCGCAAAGCTGGATCACCTGGGCGACGCTTTGCACCTCGATCGGCGTATCCTGGACGGCAGTGCCGGCGGCGGTCTTTTGACCAATGAGCAGGGTGCTTTGCAGAACGGTCCCGGTGTTGGCCTGCGATGGGTCCATTTCCACGTATACGCCCGGCACGCGGTTGCTGTCGGGGTAGTGTGTGAAGTTGATGGCCATAGCTTACGCTCCCTTGTGCGGTGGCTGCGGCGGAGACGGCGCGGCCGGCGCGCGCTGACGTTGCTCCGGCGGCGCCTCGATCGTCACATCGCCATCGCGCAGCCGGCGGTTCCAGAACGGATCATCGTCGGGCACATCCCGGCCTTCCTCAGGCAGTAGCAACATGCTGCGCGGATCACGCACAGCCTTGCCCGGCGCGGGTATAACTTTCATCTGAACCTCCGTTGCTTGAGGGGGGGGGATAGTTCCAGCCGTAACCACCCGGCGGCGTTTCACGTCATACACCCGCTATGGCGTTCCACGTTCCGCCACCCTGGCTCACATACAGCGTGGACCCAACGGCGCCATCCGTCCGCATCCACAACGAACCTTTCGGTTGCGTCCCCGAGGCCGCGCCGGTCCCCGATCGGATATTCGGCCCGGTCGGGGACATGAGAGCAAAGCCGTTGTATGCCGTGACCTGTCCGGTTGTGTTGATATCCATCAGACGGGTTGCGGCCCCACCTGACGTGCGTTGCCAGAAGATGTGCGCCTGCGATGAGACGCCCGACACGCTCCAGTGATCTACTTCGCCGTTGCCATTATAGTTCCATCCCCAGGCACCTTGTGCGCCCGCCACCGGGATGACGCCGCTGGCATTGTAGTTCACGACGAAATAGGCGCCGAGCGAGGTCAGGCCGCCATACGCCTGCACCCGGCCAACCGGGCTGATGTCCATAAGCTTGACCGCAGCACCTGACGTGACTTGCCAAAAGATGTGCGAAACAGCGGAGACGGTGGAACAACTCCAATAATCCACTTCACTGGAGTTCTGATAGCTATATCCCATCGCGGCATGTGCTCCAGCGGCTGGCAGCACAGCATTGGCATTGTAGCCGATGGTCAGATAGCCACCCGAGGCAGTCAGAGCACCATACGTCGTAAGTTGTCCTGTGCGATCTATGTCAACCAGCCTCGCCGGTGTGATGACAGGCGGCGAGGCGCCATTAGAGACCAACTGCCAAAACGTATGAGACAGGCCGCCAGCAGCCCCTGCATAACAATTCCAATAATCTACCTCTGCTTGACCACTAAGATAGTTGGTAGCGAGAGCGAGCTTGCCGCCTCCTGAGGGAGCTGTTGATGGTGTTTGCAACGGCACACTGCCGCCTGAATTGTAGCTTACAGTCAGGAATGTGCCTGTTACGTCGAGACCGCTCTCTGCTTCCAGCCCACCCACCGGCCCAACCAATTGTGGAATGCCATGTATTCCCAAGGCAGACCCATTGAAACTCCACGTCACGGTGCCGTCTGCGACCGTTCCCGCTGACGTGGGCCACACTGGCTCTGTCGTCCCTGATGTGCCTGCGACGGTGCAGATATAGAGGAACCCATTGGCGACGGTTGGGTGGACAAGCTGGTTGACAACGTAATTGACACTGGAGTTCCAGGGCAGTGGCGTCCAGATGCTGCCACGATAGCGATTGCCAAACGCCTGCACATCGAGCGTGGTCGAAGCTACGGTGATGCCAGCCGTTGCAACGGCCCCTGTGATGACATTGAAAAGGTTGTTCTCGATGCGGATCATCGGCCCGTTGTTGATGCCTGGGCTGTTGCTCCCATCGGCATTCAAGCCGACGCTGACAAAGCTATTGATCACTGCCCCAGCGAACAGGTGGCAATCATTGTTTACAAACCAGACTGCTGTCGCATGCCCAAACCGCACCAGATCACTCACGCTGACATAACCAGTCGGGTCGGCTGTCACATACAGCGTACAGCGCTCGATATACACATCCTGTAGAGCGTCTGCATCCAGAATGGTGCCGGAACCCTGGTAGTTCCAACGCGAGAACACATGGAAGGGCGGTTGCCAGACATCGGCTGCGTTCGGAATGCTTATCTTCAGATAAGCGCCGACGATCGTGGTGCCCCCGCCGCCAAGGACTTTGATACCCTCGACGCTGCCATTATTACCACGAAGTCCGACGATGTTTGCCTGAATGCAGTTCTGCACACAGTCCATATATGAGTTGTCAATAACGATGTCGAATGCCTTGCGGGTGTTGTCGTCGGAGGTGATGCAAAGCCCCACCTGCACTGCATGGGTCAGATCAGGATTGAAGGTGCCGCCAGCAAACTGGCAGTTGCGTATCTTGGTGGTGGTAATCCCAACCGCGTTGATCCACCCCGTGAAGTTGCCAAGCCCGACCTCGTTGGTGGCTCCGACCGCCAGGTTCTCCAGATAAAAGTGCCCGTAGGTAGGGTTCTGGCGGATGTTGATCAACCAGCCAGCTCCGGCAGTATTGCACTGGATAGCTAGGTTATGCAGATCGAACGGCGCATATGTGGAGGGTTGACCGGCTCCCATGCCGTGCCGGAACAGATCGACCGGCGCATTCAGAAAGATGCGACTGCCGAATTGTCCGGCGCCCCACATGGCAAACGGCTGATTGCCGCTGCTGATTGTCTCATTAATGATAGTGTCACCCGGCGGCAGCACGATGGTGACTCCAAGCTGACTGACCGGCGCAGCGTTGATAACGGCCTGGATCGCTGCCCAGTCGAACGTATCGGTCAGCGCGATGGCGTGCGGATAGACTGCCTGCGCCGCTGCCAGCGTGGGATAGACGTCTCCGAGCGTGGTTCCCAGCCCGTTGCCGACGAAGCCCCAGTGAGTCAGCGCCGCAGCGCTCTGCTGGAGCGCGGCAATCGCCTGGAGCGCGGTAATCTCCTCGGCCGCCACAGCAAAATTCGTTCGCACGTCGGCCGTATAGGCTTGCACGGACGTGGGCTTGGTCGGATCGATTAGGCTGTTCATTCAACCGACTCCCTAGTGGCCGCTGGCCAAGAGCCATCGGTCGCGGGCGGATAGGGCGGATCGCCGGTCGGGATCAGCACGACAGCCGGCGGCACATCGCCCGGTGCGACGGGCGCTTTGAAGATGTCCACCTCGATAGCGTCGAGCGGGATGGCTGGCGTTTGCACACCATCGGCGTCGCTGATCTGCCAATCGAGGCCGAACTCCCACTGGTAGAACAGCCGCGCGCGGTCGAGGTCGAGATAGCGCGCGCCCTGGAACTGCGTGCCGCGCGTCATGCGCGGACACCCGGCTGCATCGGTAATGAACAGGTTGAGCACCGAGCGGAATATCTGCGCTTCGATCACGTCGAACTGCATCACGGGCGCCTGTCCGCGCCGATCAGTCTGCGCGTCAAGCTCGACCGCAACACCGACGCTCTTATGAACGATCTGGATCAGTCCGTTCATGACCGGGTTAGCGTCCGCGTCCTGGCCGAGCGGCAGCACGTAGGCGGCGGGCAACGCGAGCGACGTGTTGTAATTCTTCAGCCCTGCATAGAACTCCGCCGCCCCCGCGATACGGCCGGCGAATAGCGGTGCATTGGCGCGTAGCTGGGCAATGAACGTCTCGACGATCACGGCGCCTTGGTTTCTTTCCAGGTCAACGATCCCTCGATCGCCTTACGCACGCGGCGGTCGAGCTCACCGGCCTGTTCCGCCATGACGCGATCGAGGAACGGACGCGGCTCAAGCACGCGGCGCGTATAGACGCCCTTGGCGCGCATCCGCCGGCCGGTGCGGCGATTGATCGGCTTCACCGCACGCGATCCGGGGTTGCCGCCACCCTTAGCGCCGACCTCGAGAAACAGTGCATAGAATTGCCGCGCGCGGACCGCGAAGCCCTCGCCCGACTTGAAAACAAACGTCTTGAGCGAGGACCGCAGATCGCCCGATACGCGGGTCGGTGCCTGCCCCGGCGCCGACGCGCGGTGGCTGCCGTATTGCCGACCGCCGCCCTGGCTCTGATTGATCAGGCGTCCCGTTTTGTTCTTGATGTCGTTGCCAGCAGCACGCATCAGCTTGCGCAACTCGCGCTTGTCGATCGCGACGGTGCCCCAGTGGGTGACCGTCAGCTTGAGGTCAGACAAGCGGATTGACCCCCGGCGGAGCCGCGCCCGCGCCATCATAGGGTTCGGTCAGCAGCGCGTTGCGCGTGCCGTCGCCGTCGTCCGGCGTCGTGCGGCTGTGCTCTAGCTCGCATTCCATTTGCAGGAACCGCTTGCGCCCGCCGACCTCTTTTGTCCGGCGCACCCGGTAGAGTTCAGTCCGCTGCGTGCCTCCCGGTCGCGTCGTGCTGCGCACCACGACATCGATGGTCGAGGGATAGTCGAACCACCGCACGTTGATCATGTGGGTAACAGGCGTATCGACCTGCGTCGATTGGTAGAACGTGCTGGCGTAGGTCGGTTGAATGTCAGCGTGGACGGTGGCGATCGGCACCAGCGTTTCCTGTAACGCCATGTCGTCGGCCGGCGCTTGGTCGCGGCGATAGAGCGTCACCAGCCAGCGGAGCGATCCGACGCCCGTAGAGGCCGCCAAGGCGCCCGAGGGATTGTCAGGCATGGTTCAGCCGGCCCGCGCCCCGGCGCCGCGTAGCCCCTGCCGGACGCGCCGCGCTGGCCGGTCTCACAGGCGCCCCATGAGCAACAGCACGAGCAGGACCACGACCAAGATGCCGACAATACCAAAGCCCGGACCATAGTAGGGACCGGCATACCATCCGCTGCGGTAGCCGTAGCCGCCGCCGAGCAGGACAACGATCAGGACAACGATCAGGATCAGCATCAATGGGGACATGTGATCACCCCGCGAAAGTCCAGAGACGCCACGGCTGCATGAGATTGCGCGCGGCGGGCGGCATCTCGCCCCCGGCATCGCCGCGCTGTTCGTAAAGGAACGCGGTCAACAGCAGGATACCGTGGAGGATCGGCGTCGGAATCGCGGTCGGGTCCGCGTCGCTGTAGCCCGAGGTGTAGTTGATCGACATGGACTGTTGCGGGATGCGCGGCAGGAGTTGCGGCTTGACCGCGATATAGCCCGGCTCGACCAACAGGTTGGTGTCGTAATCGTCCGGGTCCGCCGCCTGCATGTCATCGATCGCGCCCCAGGTGATCCCCTCGACCGAGATCGTCGGCGGGCGCGGTAACTCGATCGGCCGCTTTACCAGGGGAGGCCAGTTGAGCGGAAACACGATCAGCGATTGCGGCACGAGTGGCGTGGCAGTCGGCGGCGGTGCCCATGTGATGTTGTATTGCAGTTGCTGGGTGAACAGCGCGCGGTTGAGGAACGTTTCCGCCCACATCCGCGCGCTGGTCAGATACATCGCCACCAAGTCGTCATCATAGTCGTTGTCGATCCGGCAATGCCGCTTCGCCTGATCGAGCGTCACCGGCTCGCTAGCCGGTGCAGTCATGACGCGCAGCGCGGCATACATCGCGTTACTTGCGCACCACCTGTGCCGGCTGGCGGATCGGCTCGGCCGGCTTGGACTCTGCTGACGCCTCGACCGGCGTCGGCACGAGCAGTTGCATCGGCTGGGCGAGGCGCTGATTGGCGAGGTCGTGCGCCTGTTCCAGCGGCACGGCGATGCGCTCGCCCACGTTGTAGTACGAAAAGCGCCGAATGATCCGCATATCAACCAGCGTCCCGGGAACGATGTCGCTCATGCGACGACCACGCCGTTCGACGGCGGCGCGACTGTTGAGCCGAGATCATTGGTCGCCGTGACGATACAGGTCGCTGTCTGGCCTACATCGCCCGCCGTGACGGTGTAGGTGTCGGCATCGGTGCCGATGTCCGCACCGTCCATTTGCCACTGGTAGGAATAGCCGGTCGGCGTGCCTTGCCAGTTGCCCATCGTGCATGTGAGCACGTCGGCAGCTTGCGATACGTGGGGAACGTCCACGTTGACGGGCGGGGCCGTTACGGCCCCGCCTTCGATCACGCCGAGCTCAGCGAGCCGCGCCGCTTCCTCCTCGGTAAAGGCGGCGGTCTCGCCGGCATAGTAGCTCAGGTGCTGCGTGGTGAACGTTACGACCGTCTCACGTGGCGGGGCGCCCTCCAGCGCCACCTCCGTCGGTTCCGGCGCGGCAGCCTTCGGCTCTGTTTCGTCCGACATAGTTCGTGCTCCCTGTTTACGCGGGATTGGTCAGCGTCGGCGGTGCGTTCGCGCCGGTCGCCGTAGCGGGCCTGATGGCGCCGGCCTGTGACCACGTAGGATTAAGCGGCTGCGTCGTGTAAGGCAGCCCAGGCGCCCCAGGAACGCCGGCGAAGGCCCAATCCTGCGTGAGCAGCACGACGAGCGACTGAAGGTGTCGCATGTTGCAGTCATGCTCGGCGATCACGCGGAATACCGACTGGTCGCGCTGGAACGCCGAGACCATCCCCGCGCCCGGATTGTAGGACGCAACGTCCGACGCATCGACGACGACGTTGTAAGTGTCGGCGATTACGAAGTCGGCCATATCGACGAAGTAGATTTCACTGGCCTTGGTGAAGGTCGTCATTACGAGATTGGTCGGTATCTGCTGCGTTAGGCGCACGGGATAGCCCTCAAACCGGAGGCCCGCCATTTCATCCTTGAAGTAGAACCCGCCGACCTGATCGCGCGCCGTGGCGATGAAACGGGCGATCGTCGGCGCCATGATCCAGGTCGGTCGGATCATGCGGCTCATACCGTTCTGGAGTTGCAGGATTGCGGCCGAAGCGCCGGCCAGGATCGCGGTCAGTTGGTCCCCCGGCGCAGGCGTCGCCGGCATAGCGGCTACCGTGATGAGATTCGCGGCTAGGCACAGCGTGCGCATCCCGATCGGCCCCTTGTCGGTGCCGTCGCCGCGCAGAAACGCCAAATCCTCGCGGCGCGCGATGGTCTGCACGAGATCGTCGCGCACGACTTCCTCGACGCCGATCGGCGCGCGGCGGATCAGGTCGTTCGATACGGGAACCATCGCGGTCAATTTCTTGGCCACGAAGTTCACATCATCGAACCGCTCTTGCGACACGGCGATGTCGTCGAGTTCCAACTGGTAGCTGGCAGTCGCACCGCCAGCGAGGCGCGGGATCGTTAAGTTCCCCATTGGCATTCCGACTTCCATCGGGCCGGCGCCGCGCACGGCAGTCATAGCGCGGAGAAGCTCGATCAGGTCCGCCATGAAGTCCTGCGGAATCAAGGCGCCGCCCTCGCCGGTCACTGAGCCATTGAGCGCGCGGGCCACGATATCGTCGCCGAAGCGGTTCGACACGAACTCGGCGGCTTTCTCCATCGAGACCTTGTTGTAACGGGCGTGGAGCAGGCCGAGCACATACCGCGCCGCCTTGACGCCACGCTTGTCCTTCAGCCCCGCGTCGGGATCGCGCTTCGCCTGCGCGGGCACCTTGGCGCCGCTGCGGACGCGGAAGCCGGCGCGCTTGTCGCTATCGTCATCCTCGCTGTCGCTGTCGCCGTCGCCGTCCGCGTCCTGTGCGCCCTCTGCGGCTGCCTGCATGGCAGCGGCAACGCGTTGCAGCCGCTGATCGATCGCGGCGAGCGCGGCGGACAGTTCGTCAAACGTGGTGCTCTGGCTTTCGTCCAACGGTGTGTCGTCGCTGTCCTCTTTGACGATGGCGCCCATCTTGGCAACGATTTCAGCGCGCCGACGCTTCAGTTCGCGATGCTTCTCGGATAGTCCAGCCATGACCTTGTTCCTTGTGTGAATGTGTTGTGGCGCGCGGATCAGTCCGCCATCGCCATAGCCAGTTGGAACACGCGTCGGCGGCGTGCTCGTGCTCTTGTTTGTTCTTCATTGAAAGCGGTCACTTCCTCGCCGCTTGTCGGGTTCGGCGTAGCAATCGCGGTGCCCTCCCCAGGCAATGGCTCATCGACCAGCGCCTCGGGGTTGGCGGGAACCGTGACGATCGACAGCTCGACCAGTTCCTGTTCCTCAAAATCGATACCGGGGAACCAGTCGTCGGCGCCGCGTTCCTTGTCGGTGCTGTATGTCCACTTCAGCGGCCGGAAGCCGACCGAGGTCGCGGCAATGAAGCCGCCGCGCGCGAGGCGATAGACGGACTCGGCGAACGCGCCGCCTTCCGGCGTGTCGGTGGGAATGAACTCGACCGATGCCTTCAGCGCGCCGCCCTCAACCGCGACATCGAACGCGCGGCCGATCGGCAGGCGCGAGGAGTCGTGGCCCCAGAGCACAACCGGGTTGTTTTTGTAGTTTGAGAGGTCCCAGCCGGCGACGGCGATGGTGTCCTGCTCGCGATCGACCGATGCGGTCGAGATCGTAAAGCGGAGCGCACGCTTGTCGCTTTCGATCAGGTCGGCGGGCGCGATGATCTGTTTGCGGACACCGAACGCGGCGGCGGCGGCACGGCGGTTGCGGTTGAGCAGCTTGAACCGGGTTGCGCTGACAAGCTGCATTACTCGGTCCCCCCAGGCTCGGCCTTCGGTGGCGTCGCGCCGGGTGCGTTCGCGGTCTCGGATGGCGCGGTCGTGGTCTGCGCGAGATTGTCGGACGGAACTGCCGTGTTCAGTGGAACCCTGTAATCGTCGCCGTGGCCGTCATCGATTGGGTTCATGTTTTCCTTGGCGCGGACCTCGTTGCGGCTCAACCAGCCATTGAGCGTGCCGACCTGATATGCCTGATAGCGCGTCAGCAGATCGCTCCGCGTCATGTCGTCAAAGTCGAACTTGCATTCGAGGAAGCTGCGTTCGTCCTCGAACAACAGATGGTGGTTGAATAGCTCCTCGACCGACTGCGCGATCGGCTTGAGCGCGCCATCGACGTATTGCTGATTTTGCTGCTCGATGTTGTTCAGCGTCGCCTTATCCAACTCGCCCAGCCGGTGCGGCGGAACGCCATACAGACGGCCAATCTCAAGCACGGAGAACCGGCGACTTTCTATAAATTGCGCTTCCTCGTTGGTGATCGCGACCTTATCGAACTTCATCCCTTCCTCAAGGATCGCGACCTTGTGGGCGTTCTGCACGCCGCTATGCGTCTCGCGCCATGAATTCGCGATGCGGTCCGCCGCCTCTTTCGATAGCTGGCCGGGGTGGCTGACGACGCCGCCGACCTGTCCGCCCTGACGAAACAGGATGCCGCCATGCTGCTGCGTCGCGAGCGCGAGACCGATCACGTCCTGTGCGATGGCAATGGGCGACACGCCCACATAACCGTCCATGCTGATGTTCTTGAGGTGGATCATGTCATCCGGCGGCACCACCAATCCGTAGCCGAGCCGGCGCGAGTTGATGCGATACCAAAGCTCGCCGTCATCCGTGAGCATCATGGTGCAGCGATCGGGCGCGATCGGAACTAGCTCGATCGGGTTGGCGTCGCGGTCGCGCTCGACCACCACGAACGCATTGCCGCGCAGGCAGAGCGATGTGAGCATGTAGGAAACGAACTCAAACCGCGTCTGCCAGCGGTTCGGCCGGCGAAACAGCTTGTTGAGCGGATGCTGTTGCTCGCGCCGATAGCCGCCGGACGGCAACTCGCGGCGGATGAACGGCTTCAGCATCGCCATGTCCTGCGAGATCATGCGAACGCACGCATAGACCGTGGAAGCCTGCAACGAGGTGAACGGGGTAACGGGAACGCCGGTATTGCTCGCGTAGCCGCCGAGCGCGGCATAGAGCATGGGTTGCGGCCACCCCAACCCGCCCAGGGTCGAGGTGGGTCCGCCAGCGTCTTTCGTCTCGGGAGCGGACGGCGCGGCCGCAGGCTGTTGAGACGATCCCAGCAGCCATTGGCCGAGCCGTTCGCGGATGCTCATCGAATTACTTGTGCGGCGTCGGAACCGGCTGCGGAGCCGGCGGCGATACGTCGATGCTCAAGCTCGGATCGACGACGACATACTTCCAGCCGAAGCCCGGTAGATACACGAGGCACCAGTATGTGCCTGTCGCGATCGGGTGCGACGGGTGCGGGTCCATGCCGGTCGGCGGTAGTCCCTGATCGGGGCGCGGAGGCTGTCCAGGAGCCGGCGGCGTCGGTAGTCCCTGATCCGGTCGAGCCGGATTGCCGGCGGGCGGCAACCCCTGGTCGGGGCGCGGCGGATTGGGGCTTGGCCAGATCATGCCGGGGGGCGGTTTGGTTCCGCCGGGTGGTATCGGAACGATCGGATGCGCGGGCACAGGCGGCGGCCATATCCCCGGCGGGGGTGGCGGCAGGCCCTGGTCGGGCCGCTCGATGCCGATGTCATAACCGGGATCAACCGGCCCCTCGGCGCCGGGCAGACTGTTGTCAGGTCGATCGCCGGAACGCACGTGCAGGAAGCCTGATACGAACGGCATAGGTAATTCTCCTGTTTCAGATTCACCGATCGGCACGAAATGCAGGACCATTAGCCCAGCATCATGAGTCCGCGCGTTTCATAGACGGACGCATGGTCTTCGGTGGCAATCGCCAGGCCGAGCGCCATCAACAGCGCCACATAGCCGTCGATCTTCTCCTGGCTGTTCCGACGATCCGGCTTGATGTTGCCGTTATCGTCCGCCTTCGCCACGACGTTCGAGGCGTTCCAGGCCAGCACCGGGTCGCCAGCGTGATCCAGCTCGCAAGCCATGTAGAGCCGGTCGAGCTCCTTCATCGGTGCATTGAAGGATCTGACGCCCTGGCGGAATTCCTCCATCGGAGCGCCCTTCTCATTCAACCTGTTCACCAGGTCGCTGGCGTTCCACGGATCAAAGCCGATGCCGCGGATATCGAACCGGTCGAGCGCCTCCTCGATGTCGGCCTGGATCACCGCGTAGTCGACGACGTTGCCCTCGGTCACCCGCAACAGACCTTGGTCGCGCCAGGTTCCATAGGGCACCGAGGCTTTCTCGGACCGCGGCGCGATGGCGCCCTCCGGAAGATAGAAGCGGCCCCAGGTCTTTGTTCTGTCGCCCGTCCGCCAGACCAGGCGGAAGGCACACATGTCGGTCGTCGCCGCGAGGTCGAGCCCGCCATAGGCCGGCACCTTTTTGAGCGCATCCAGGTCGACCGGCCCGTTACACTTGCGCCACTGCTCAATCCTGACGTGACCGCCCCGCGCTGTCAGCCAAAGGCAGCACCGCTTGGTTTTGAACTCGTAGGAGGACTCGTTCGAGTTCCTGGCCTCGATCGCGTAACCCTGCAGCTCGGTGAGTTGGATCGATACGCCGAGCAGCGGGTTCGCCTTGCCCCAGCAACGCGCATCGAAGGGATCGTCGCCCTCATCGAGGGTGTAGATGATCCCCCACATGTGGTCGGCTTGGACAACGCCTTCGAGCGTCTTCGCAAGCAGGCTCCTCTGCTCGTAGCAGACGCCCTCGTGATTGTGGCCCGCCGTTGTGATCGCCAGCATCAAGGGGTTCTTTCGCGCCCCGAACGCCGATCGAACCACGTCGTAGAGCGCGCGATCCTTGTGGGCATGCAACTCGTCGAGGATCGCGCAGTGAGGGTTCCATCCGTCCTGAGTCGAGGCCT